CTGATGGCGGCGTGAAGGTACTTGGCAAGGTTCGGGGCATCAAAAAAGCAATGCAGGCCCTGGCGGAATATCTGGAAAAATGCGCCTGCGATCCCAATTACCCCATCGTCCCCTCCTATACTTACAATTCCGAAAACCTGGACAGTCTGATTGCCATGACCGATGCCAAATACCACGCTCAGATGATCGCATACGACAACCTTGACCCGGCCATCGCCTGCCACTGGGGTCCCAACGCCTTTGGTTACATCTTTGTTGCAGGAAATGAAAACCGGTAACGGGTTACGGAAGCTTTTTTATTGTCTGTAATTCAACTTCATGATATAATTTCCTCATCTGCAAGAAAGAGGTAAGCCCATGAAAATATATGAAGGAAATATCCTGACCTGCGATGAGCAGAATCATGTTTATAAATATCTGGTAGAGGACGGCGGCAGACTCGTTTATGTTGGCAATGAACTGCCTGCGAAATATGCCAGTTTCACCCGTGTGAACCTGGGAGAGAAAGCGTTGATTCCAGCCTTTGGCGATAGTCACATTCATTTTGCCAGCTTTGCCACCTTCAACACCGGCATCAATGTGGCTAACGCAAAGAGCAATGCTGAAATTCTGCAGATGCTCCGGGATTTTGTACCCACCTGCAAAGACAAGATCATCTTCGCCTTCGGTGCATCCAATCACTCCGTTGCCGAGAAGAAATTCCTTACCCGGCAGGAACTGGACTCTGTGTGTCCAGACAAGCCTGTGTTCATGGTCAAGTATGACGGCCACACCTGCGTGGTGAACACCAAGCTATTGGATATCTTGAAAAGCAAGGTTAAAAACCTCCGGGGCTATCATGGGGAGACCGGTGAAATGAATCAGGAGGCCTTCTTCGCCTTTTCCGATTATGTCAGCAGTTCCATCCCGCCTGTGACGCTGATTCGGAATATGCAGAAGTTCATCGACTATATGGCATCCAAGGGCATCGGCATGATTCACAGTGTCAGCGGCGTGGGCTACACCATGGATCTGGATGTGGATATGGAAAACTGGTTTGCCAAAGGTCTGAACAACGGGATGCAGATGCGGGTTTACTTCCAGACCATGGATGTGGGCAAGGCTAGGCGCCGGAAGATGACCCGAATCGGCGGTTGCTTCGATGCCGCACTGGACGGCTGCTTCGGCAGTGCAGATGCTGCCATGCTGGAACCATACGAGGGTACGGGCGATAAAGGTGTGCTGTACTATTCTGATGAGAAGGTCACGGAGTTCTGCAAAAAGGCAAACCGGGAAGGTATGCAGATCGAGATCCATGCCATCGGTGATGCAGCCTTTGATCAGGCTGCCCAGGCATTGAAAGCCGCACTGGACGACTTCCCCAAAAAAGATCACCGGCACACCATCATCCATGCTTGTCTGCCTACGGAGGAAGGTATTCAAATCTGCGCTGATTACGGTATTGCTCTGGCAATTCAGAGCATATTCATTGACTGGCCCAACGAGCCCAATGAATATCTGGAATCCCTTTTGGGGGACCGTGCCGCAAAACTGAACCCGTTCAAGACCTATGCCGATAAGGACATCGTTTTGACTCTCGGCTCGGATGGCCCCTGCACCGATCCAGATCCCATGCTCTGGATTCATAAAGCCTGCAACAACGGTGCCCAATCCCTGACCGTGCAGCAGGCCCTGAAAGCCGCAACCTACAATACTTACTGGGCCTCTTTCGACGAAACCGACAGAGGCAGTCTGGAAACAGGAAAGGTTGCTGACATGGTGATCCTGTCTGCAAACCCTTACGAAACCGATGCTGCCAAGCTTGATTCTATTCAAGTGGAGCAGCTGCTCCTGCAGGGTGAGCCTTACCAGAAGCTGATGCAGAATCCCATCGGGCAGGTGCTAAGGGGAATGACCCAGCGATAAAATCGCAACATTTACAAATCGTTTATCCATGTGTTGCCTCTTTCTGATATGATAATTACAGAATCTATCAGGAGGTAACGCCATGGAAAAATACATTCCCTACGAGAAACTTTCCAAGAAAGAAAAGAGAAAAGTCGATGCCATGCGGCGCAACACCTGGGGTGAGTTGAAGCCCGTCACAAGGAAGCCGCAGAACAGCAGGGCTTATAACAGAAAAAAGGCACAGAGTTGGAAACATCATTCCAATTCTGTGCCTTTTGTCATGTAAATGAAATTATTCTTTTTGTGAATCTCATGCTTAGTTGGGAATCTTCAGTTTCTGACCAACATAAATGGTATTGGATTTCAGACCGTTCAGAGCCTTGATCTCCGGGTATCGTCTGCCGTCACCCATCAGGGTTTTGGCAATTTCATAAAGGGTGTCACCCTTTTTCACGGTATAGATATTTGCCTCCTCGGTATCCTCTTCGGTTTCCTCCGGCTCGGCAGGAACTTCTTCCACAGGGTAGATGGCGATGCCGTCCTCAGTGAACACTTTATAGCCGGGATTGTTGTCTGCTCTGCGTTTTGCATTGGAAAGGAACCGGTACGCACCGATCTGTCCCCGGCTGCCGTCAGACCAGTTCTTCCGGACCCGATACAGACCTTCTGTCAGTTTCTCGGGATAAGCAGAAGGTTTCTCCTGCGGCTTTTCCTGGGGCTTCTGCTCCGGAGTAAGCACAGTGTCAACAGTGCCAAGGGCGATAGTCACCCGGTTGGCAAGATCGCCCAGACGGGAATACAGCCAGTCACCGGGACAGGACTTGTTTGCGAACCACCGATGGACGGTGATCAGCATCTCATCTGCCGCAGGCTCATAGGCCAGAGCGCCAGCTTTGTCTGCGATCCAGATCAGCTTTGCTTTACCGTTGCGCCTGCAGATGTCGGTGCAGAGTTCCATCAGGGAATCGTACACCGCATCATACATGGCATAGGGATGCTTGGTGTCGCTGGCACACTCAATGGTAATGGCACGATGGTCATTCTCCCGGTTGGAAGAACACCAGCTGCGATCCTTTTCCTCGCAGTACATACCCACCCGGCCATCCTTGTCGATGCCATAGTTGGATGATGCCTGCCGGGAGGTTTCCGCAAACAGCGCACCCAGGCTCTCCGCACTGCACTGCCCCACAACACAGTGTGGCGTGATACGGTCAATGCAGTGATTCCGGGGACTGGAGCGGTTGGGGCTGATCCTGGTATAAGCCACCAGGGGGCTGTTGGTATAGGCCATTATTTTTCCTCCCGCTCATGCAGCTGTGCCAGGACATTTTTCATCTGTTCGGGGATGGGCAGACCCAGATGGGCGCAGTTTTCCAGCATGGACACACCTTCATTGGACAGATAAAAGAAAATGACAGCCGTTCTCAGAACGCTGCCTTCTCCCAGAATATTTACGTCCAGAATGTTTGCCATACCAACCATACAGAAAATAAGCACCTTCCGGCAGATGCCCCGGAATCCAACCGCGCTGGACAGCTTGTGATCCGCTGCCGCGCACATGACTCCGGTGATGTAGTCGATGACCACAAAGGCAATCAGGGCATACAGAAAACCGTCCATGCCGCCCAGGAACCAACCCAGGAAACCACCCAGGGCAGTAAAGGCCATCTGAATACCGTTCCAAATGTTTCTCATAATCATTTCCTCCTAAAAATTAACTGTATAAATCCCAACTGCTCCCGTTGTCCACATAAGGGGCGTACAAATCCCAACCGGAGCCGTTGTCGATATAAATTTGGTAACCCTCATAAGCCGAGCCGCTGTCGATGTACACCATGCCCAAAGATCCCCAAATGGCATAGAGGGTCACATTGCCGCTTGGGGTATAGCTGCCGGTTGTGCCGGACGATGCCGTGCTGCTGGTAGCCCAGCCCAGGAACTCATAACCGCTCCGGGTAGGTGTGGGCAAGGTCACCGCTGCCGTGGAGGTGGACGAAGAGTAGATCGCATACAGATAAAGGGCCGCGTTGGTGGTGTAGGAAGCACCGGAATTATAACTGGTGCCGGTACCACTGGAATTGGTATTCCACTTGCTGAAGGTATACTTGGTTGTCCTCGCCGCAGTCAGCGAAGTGGTACTGCAACTGCCGCCATTGGCATTTAAGGTCACCGTATACGATCCCGCAGACGCATTGGCCTTGGTAGGTTTTGTGGTGCTGATGGTCGCCGCAACACCATAGGTCTTGTAATGGGTACTGGGTGCACCGCTGCCGCCGTTGGCATTGTATTGGATCGCATAGGTTGTGGTGGTGTAGGTGATGGTAGATGAGCCATTCCAGGAATTGTTCATACCAAAAATATGAGAGGTACTTTTGGTATACAAAAACAGATAGTAGGATGTATTTTTGCTGAAGGACCCGGAAAAGGTCATGGTGACCGTGGTAGGCGACGTGGAACTTGTGGAGATGCCGGTTTTGCTTGCTTCGCTACCGATGGCATTGGTTCGGAAGGTACTGGCTGTATCACTGGTACCGCTGTCCGTATAGGTGGTACGGAGACTGCCGTATAACGCGCCGGTGGTAGTGCCTCGGCTGTAAACTTCAAAAGTAACCGACAGCGCGGAAATACTGCCGACCTTCGTGTCATTGGGTGTGGTGACCTTGATGATGACACCATATTTGTTGTTGCCGCTGGGATCGGAAATGGAAACATTGATGCCGGTACTGCTTCCGTCAGATACCCAGGAGCCACTCGTGGGATACCAGACCTTACTGGCTCTGGCCCGCCAGCCGATTACGCTTGCATTCATCGTTGGCATGGCTTACACCTTCTTGAAGAAAATTCTGCCCTTGGTACCGGCTGTGGGAAGTGCGGTGCCGTACTGATTGGCACTCAGCACCGTGTAGCCTGCCGCCAGAAGATTGGCAAGGCCGGTGGCACCATTACTGGAACCGGTACCGCCCTTGGCGATGGTCACTGCACCGTCAGCAATCTTTGCTGTGGTGACCGCAGCGGCAGCAATTTTTGCGGTGGTCACATTCAAATCCGCAATCTTCACCGTGGTCACCGCACCGCTGCCGATTTTGGCAGCAACAACGGCACCGTCGGCGATTTTACCGGAAGATACATTGCCATCGGCAATCTTTGCCGTGGTGACAGCGGCATCAGCCAGCTTTTCCGTGGTGACCGCAGCGGATGCGATTTTTCCGGATGTGACAGCATTGCTGGCGATCTTTCCGGTAATCACACAGGCACTGCCCAGATGGTCACTGGTGATCACGGGCAGATACACCATAGATTCTGCCGCCGTGGAAATAATGGAAGCGATACCCGCACTGCCCAGGGTCAGGGTGCAGAATACGAACTCATACTGCGTTCCGCTGCCGTTGATGTCCTCCCGGGTCAGAGAAGAAAAAGCGGCTTCGGAGGACGCATATTCCACCACAAAGTCTGCCTGTTCAAAAGTGTCCGCTGTGGCTACCTGGGTAAAATCCAGCTTTAAAACCACCCGGGCATAACCGCTGGTGCCGCCGTCCACTGTGACCGTGGTATTGGAGGTCAGCTTCATCTGCCGTCCTGCGGCAATAAAGTAGCCGGGAGAAATAGTCAGGGATGTTCCGCTAAAGGAAACACCGCAGCCGCTCATAATGCCGTCGGTCACCAGGCATTGGAACAGCCGTCCATGATCCTTTGCGGTAACGGTCTGGTTGTCAAAGTTAATACCATGAATATTGCTCACAGTTTTCCTCCTTTCAGGCGTTCTGTCAGAGTGGTTGCCAGTTCGCCGCTTTTGTAATGGAATCGGTTATCGGAAGAAGAAATTCCGATGTAGGAAATGTAGGAGGTCATAAGGCCTCCGTCCAGACGAATCCGGGTATTGTCGTATAGATCAAAAGCACGGGTGCTGCGCCACTCGATCTTGTGGCTGTTGGAATTCTGGGAAAAGATGTCGCTGACCTGTTCGGCCATATCCGCTTCATCTTCCAACGCCACCACCTTCCATTCACCATCCGGTCTGCGGATCGGGACGGAAGTGGTGATATCACCGTCTTCCGTGAGGTAGTAATCCACACCCACACCAAACTGGTATGCCGTAACCTTTGCCACGGAGGAGCGGCTGTAGGAACGGGAGATCAGCTGCGACCTGCCATCGTCAAACACGATGTTGTGAGTGGGTCTGTCTCTGTGATAAATCTGAATGATGAGAGCGTCACCGGACACAGAGAATTTCACCTGGACATCCCGGAGGCGGTTGACCTTTCGCATATAGGTTTTCAGACTGTACAGGCCATCGGTTACGGTGGGGCCAAGGAATGCGGTCATGTCCGTATTGCTGATCTGCAAATACGGCATGGCATAGGCATCGTCCGGACAGGCCTTGTAATGCAGCTCCAGTTCCCGGGCCAGATAGTTGCCAATGGAGAGGTCGCTTTCTGCATAAGGCAGCAGTCTGTCAAAGACGCAGCGGACATCCATAACATTGACCACGGTCTGCTGCTCTTCCGGAGACACCTGGTCAATGAGCCAAATATGGCCGTCCATGATGAGGAAGTCACCCTCGTTGCCCCGGCTGACCGTAGTGCCGCAGAGTGTGATGCTGCCAACATCGTCCTCTATGGATGCCAGAGGGACCTCCCATGCAACTGCCTCTGCCGCGGCAACGGTTCTGAAATTTTTTCTGCTTTTTACAAAGGCGATCATGGTTACACACTCCGATAGTAGTAATAGACCCGGACGGTTGCCGTACCCTCCACCGCCTCATCTGCTGAAAGGTACAAGGTGCAGTCCTCATCAATGGGAATCCGGGGAAAGGGTTCATAAGCAAGATCCAGATAGGCAACGGCATCTGTAACCTTGCCGTTGGAATCCGTTACGGTCACATAGCTGTTGCCGTACTTGGTGGAGATCTCAAGGGTGTCGCCACTGTTTGTGGTGAGGTTCAAAGCACAGGTGCCGTAGACTTTCCCGGAGTCTGTTCCCTTGAGGATCAGCTTGGGGTTGATGATGCCACCCACATAGGTGAACACGAAAGCCGCCGGAATATGACCTTCCGCACTGACATCTGCCGCCATGCTGCCTGCGTTGGAGGAACTGTAGATCAGAGCGGAGTTATACTGGAAGGGATACCGAAGCACACTGCCTTCCTCGGAAGACATGGTCATCCGGGAGGGTGTTGCTGTATACCAGGGAGTCGTGCAGGCCATGGAGGCAGGAACGGACAGCCAGCGTGTGTCCGTTAGTTCCGTCTTGGTCAGATAGTTCAGCTTGATGCCCCGGAAGAACTCTTTGGTTCCGTAGGGCTTATACACCAGAAACAGTTCCTCCGAGGCGGTACACCAGTCCACAAACTCCCGGTAATCTTCATAGGCATTGGCACCGATGAACACCAGATCGCAGGCCACCGTGGTCTGAGGTTCGGACTCACCGCTGACTGCCCGGAAAAAACCCTTATGCAGATCTGCGAAGGAGGGCGACAGAGAAAGGCCCAGTCCTGTGGGGTTGGAAAGAAAAATGCCAGACTCGCCATTTAAGGCACGTCTGACACCCAGATTGTTTTCCATATAGAACTTTCTCAAATCGCCGCCCCCAGTCTTGCATTGAATTTCACGAACAGATAGTCGATGGTCGCCTCATCCAGAGTCTGAGGATAGATGTTGATCACGGTCTGTGCCGCTGTGGTACCGGGAATGCCGTTGGTACCGATGTTGCCGTTCACATCAATCTGAGAAGGCAGGCTTGTAGACAGATCCGCAGCCAGACCATGCATAACATCATTGATGTCGCCAGCCATAGCTTCGGCGGCCTTCACCGCATCATCACCATTGTCCTCAATGGAGCCAGACAGGCCCTTCACCAGCATTTCGCCCACCCACTGCATTTCACGGGAAGGAGATCTGATGCCGAAGAAATTGCAGATGCCGTCCCAGATGGAACTGATCCAGGCAGACACCTTGTTCCATAACCACCCCGCCAGGGACTGGATTCCAGACCAGAGGCCACGCACCAGATTGGCACCCACATTTTGAAGCTGAGATACACCCTCTCCAAATGCCGAGACCAGACCGGAAAGAATCACCGGCACAGCCTTGAGAATTTCTACCAGAATGGACGGCAAATTACCGATCAGAGAAACCAGCAATTTTACACCTGCGGCCACGATTTCGCCGCTGCTGCCGACTATGGTAGAACTTAAACTTCCCACGATCATAGGAACGGCAGTGAGGATGGTGGAAATGATGAGTGGCAGATTCTGGATCAAAGAAATCAGCAAACTGACTCCCGCTTCCACCAATTGTGGAATGGAGCCCAAAATGGCAGAGACCAGGTTTTCTATGATCAACGGGACTGCTGTGAGAATGGTGCCTATGATTACATCCAGATGGGAAATCAAAGAAGTGAGCAATTGGACACCCGTCTGGATGATCAGAGGGATACAACTGAGAATCGAGGTCACCAGGGAATCCATGATGACCGGGGTGGATTCCAGCAAAACAGGAATGGCAGTGAGCAGACCCTCTGCCAGACTTTGGATCAGCTGGAGCGCCGCCGCGATCAATAAATCGAGACTGCCCAGCAGCCCTTCTACCACGGTGACCACGGCCAGTACCGCAGAGGGCAGCAAATCCGGCAAGGCCGCGTTCAGACCCTCAATCAGGCCCAAAACCAACATTCCCGCCGACTCCACCAAGAGTGGCAAACTGCCGACGATAGAATCTGCCACCGTTAAAACTGCCTGTACCGCAACGGGAATCAGACCCGGCAGCATTCCGAGGAGCGCAGAGAGAACCTGAGAAAAAAGGCTGCCTGCGGTTTCCAGTAAAACCGGAAGCAAACTGCTTACGGCAGAAAGAATGCCCTCCATGGCGATGGGCAATGCGGCGATCACATTTTCTATGATCGGCACCACATTGGTCACCACAGCCTGGAAGGCATCCACTACATTTTGGGTCAGATTCACCATATCCGCATTGGCATTGCCGAGGCCTGCGGTAAAGGAACCGACAGCCGCCTGGAGCAAGCCAATGGAGCCGGTGATGCTCTCGGTAGCTTCCCGTTCAAAGTTGCCAGCGTACTGCTGGGTGTTTTCCAGGAACATCATCATGGCCATTTCGGCCTTCTCTGCCTGGGACGCTTTATCCCAGCAGAAGTCAAAACCCTTACCCAGGGCATAGGCTTCAATGTTGGTGGCATTCATGGCAACGCCAAGGTTGTCCATCATGGTGAAGTTACCTTTGGCGGCACCGGCAACGGACTCCATGGCCATGGACATATCAATGCCCATAACAGATGCCATGTCCGCAGTTCTCTGCATGGCCTGGGTAGTCAGATCCAGGCTTTTCTGCTGAGACAGACCGGCACCCTGGAACAGGGCGCCCATCTTATTGGCTGTGGCCAAATATTCACTCTGGGACAGGCCCAGGTTACGATAGGCATCTTCGCCTGTTTTCTGGATTTCTGCCGCATATTCTCCGAATACAGCCACCGAGCCACCCAGATTCTGCTCCAGCTCACCAAACTGCTGGACAACTTCCGTACCCAGTTTGATGGCAGCGGCACCGGCGGCAACAACCACCGTGCCCATGGCTGTACCGACTGTTTTCAGAACCTTTCCCAGGTTCTCGAACTTGCTACCGGACTTTTCCGCAGCGTCCGCAGATTCCTCCAATTCTTCGCCCAGATCATCTGCTTCCTCCGCAGTCTGAGCCATTTCCCTCTCCATATCATTCAGTGCGGCTTCGGCATTGTTCAGCTGGATCTGCCACTGCTGGGTGCGCTTATCGTTCTCACCGAAGGACTCCGTGGCATTCTGCAATGCTTTACGGAGCATTTCGATTTTTTCCTTCTGCTGATCGATCTCCTTGGAAAGCACCTTATGCTTTGCCGCCAGAGCCTCGGCAGAGGTATCATTTTTATCAAACTGGGAGGAAACCAGCTTCATTTCCGATCCCAGCACTTTGAAGGACTGGTTGATCTCGGTGAGGGCCTTCTTAAATTCCTTTTCACCCTCCAGACCGATTTTTAAGCCGAAAGAATCAGACATTTTTCCTCCCTTCTAAAGCATTTGGTATCATGAGGTTTTATTTCGCATATAATATATTGAGCAGCAAAAACATCAGTAAATTTATCAGCAAAACTATTGATCTTTTTGCCGTGCTATGATATACTGAATATGCGGAGGTGAACATTATGGTTAATATTGCAAGTGCGATTAGAAATACTGTTTCTATATCCCTTTTTAACAGAGGCTTAGCAGGAAAAATTTTTGAAGAAGTAAAGCAGACCGGAGCAAAAGTTGTCATGAAAAACAACATCGCTGAATGTGTTCTGCTTGCTCCCGATGAGTACCTTCGTTTGATGGACGAGGTTAACGATGCAAGACTTCTTACCATGGCTACCGAGCGTATGGCTCACTACAATCCTGCATCTGTCATTTCCGGTGATGCACTTTATGCAGAATTGGGTATCTCTCAGGCAGATCTGGATGAAATTGGTGAGGTAGACATCGAATGAAATGGAAGCTTGTTTATCTACCAGAAGCAGCAAAAGACTTAAAAAACCTTGCCGGAAACCAACGGTTAATGGTTGTTAAAGCCATCAATAAGGTTCTTGAAAACCCTCTTCCTGCACAGGAAGGCGGGTATGGAAAACCTCTGGGAAATAAAAGAGGAAATGACTTATCCGGTTTCTTAAAAATCAAGCTCAGGAGTGCCGGTATTCGGGTGATCTACAAACTAATCCAGACCGAAACGGAAATGCTTGTTGTGGTAATTGGAGCCAGAGAAGATGAAGAGGTCTACGAAACTGCGCAGCATCGTGCAAGCAAACACAATTTATAATCGCGCATCCCATCCAGCTAATCATGCTGGATGGGATTTTTATATACCTGGCGGGATGATCTCATCGATAAAGACCTCCCGTCTGGGTTTTGCAATACCGTTATACTGCTTGTGGCACTCCCAGAGATCCAGGAGTAAGCCAAAAGGCATCAGCCAGACTTCCTCCCAGGAAAGATGCAGCAGGCCGATGCCGTAATAAAGCAGTCGGGTAAATAACTCTTCGTCACTTACCCGACTGCCGCGTTTTTTGTGTCTGCCTCGCTTTCGATATGCCGTTTGGTACCTTTCAGCAGACATTCGGTGATGGCACTCTTGAAATCACCCAGTTCCACAGGGGTGGTCAGCAGTTCCACCATTTCCTCCGTCAGCAGGGTGCGACGGGAATCGGGATTCCGGAGATTGTGGATCAGCAGACTCTGGTTGGCCAGCAGGGTGATGAGCCAGACGATTTCGGAGATGGCCAATTCGAAGTTTTCGGACTTCATCAGCTTATCGCCCAGATTCTCCAGACCACCGTAGCGACCGGCGATGTCCTTGGTGGCCTTGGTGGTGAGAATCAGGGCATATTCTTCACCGCCGATGGTGATCACGGCACTGCGTTCCATATCCATAGGTCAGATCCTCCTTATTCGTCAGTGGGTGCTACGGCACCATAGGTGGGTTCGTACACTTCGTTATACCAGTTGGTAATAACGGTAGCGGTGACGTTGGCATCACCTTCGGTCACTTCTGCCTTCCAGGGATGCTTGCCGTTATCGTCCGGCTTGTTCCGGCGCAGAATGGTACCCTCAATGGTGGGTGTAGAGAAGGTGATGCTGTCGCCCTTGGTGGCAAGCACCGTACCGGGGATGCCGAACTTCACCTTATACAGCCAGAAATACTTATACTTGCCGTTGGCCTTCTTTGCCCGGAAGCCGATGGCCACGGGAGTGCCGCCGTCCTCACTGCAATAGACCACAACACCGTTGCTGTCGATGACGGAGCCGCTGAGAACAGATGCAACCGTCGCACCCAGGTCATCCACGCCCAGGGACAGCTTGCCGTTTTTGAATTCCTTGACCACCTCCGCAGCACCGTCATCCGCGTACAGGGTGGCCTCCGCCAGTTCCACGGACAGATCCGCGCTCATGGCCTTTGCCAGCTGCACGGGGGTGCCATAGGTTTCGTTGCCTTCGGCATCTTCCGTGATGGGTGCGTAATACAGTTTATCCAGACCGATTGTTGCCATAGGTCATTCCTCCAATTCATAGTAATGAGCTACATCCACAGCATAGTGGTGGTAGCCGGTTTCGGTTTCGTAGCCGATGTATCTGCGTTCTGTGATCGTATAGCCCTGCGAGAGCAGTGCTGCTATGATCCGGTTTTTATCCTTCACATAATTGCCTTTAGAGTACAGAGAAAGGCGCACCTCTTGAATATCGTACCCGGGAGCGTTATCCGCATGAAAATCAAAAGAATCCGTCAGCGGCACGACCACCAGATAGGTATCCGGAGCCTTGCCCTTAAAAACACCTGCAAAATAAGGGATTCTCAGATCGGTTAGCACCTGATCCATATCCTCCAGAATGCTCACAGCTTCTGCACCTCCTCTTCAAAGGTTCGCTGCATGGCGCTGATGCACTCTTTCCGGGATGCAGTCTTTGCCGGTTTCAGGAAAGGCTTTGCCTGCTGTCCATGCTTTCCGTATTCCAGAATGTTGGCGATTTTGGCATTGCTGCCGCCGTCCTTACGAGGCTCGGCAAAACCGACTTTGATGTCATGGTTGCCCTGGGCATTGACTTTCACCGGAGACAGACCCAGAGAACCCACCAGTTCGCCGGTGGATCTGGATTCGTATCTCGTATCCGCGCCCACCACAGCGGAGAGGTTTCCCTGCACTTTTTGCAGGACAACTTCGCCGCCGGCTTCCAGGACAGTTTCGGCAATGGAATCGAAATCCTTACCCAGCCGGGAGATCTGCATCAGAAAGTCCTCCGGCATTTTCACATCACATTTAGCCAACGGTGGACACCACCTTTTTTGCCAGGACTTCCACATACATACCCCTTCCCTTCACATCCTCTACGGAGGTGATCTCAAAACGGTCACCGTCACTGATAAGAAACATATCGGTTGTGACCGTGATGCCGGGTATGGTTCGGAACCGGAACAGATCTGTAGCAGTAGAAAACGTAGCCAAGTTCGCCCACCGCTGGGACCCGTGCCGCCCCTCCCGGTAAACCCGGACAGAGGCAACCACGGTATCTTCATAGGTGGCGAAGCCTTCGCTGTCTTTCGCAGCGGTGACGGAAATAATATCAGCGAAACCATTCATTTTTCCAAAACTCATGGTCACACCTTCCATTCTCTGTCAAGTCGCAGGAGTAGGTTAACGGTTGTCCAGACCTGTTGGGAGGCCTGGACATTATCCGCAAAAAAGCCGCCTGTGCTGCCATCTCTCGACTCATAAAAGTGGGAGGCAAGCATGATGACGGCCTGTTCCGTAGTGGGCGGCATAACACCGTCACTGTAGGAACCGGCTGGAATGTGCTGATAGCTTTCGGCATAGGAAACGGCGGCAGTGATGAAGCTCTGCAAAAGCGCATCATCTGCTGTATGCTCCAGAATCAGATTCCGTTTTACCTTTGTCAGAAGTTCCTCCATCACTGCCACCTCCCATCTTAGGCAGACTTCATCTGCAGGACCTTAACGGCCTCGGGCAGGATCAGCTTGCCATCGGTACGCTTGGTAGCCAGGAAGCCGACCTGACCGGTGTCGGCATAACGCTCATTCAGCCGACGGAAGGTGATGCCCTGACGGTCACCGATCCAGTAGTAGGAGAAATCACCGAAAGCCACAGGCTTGGCACCTGCCTCTGCCAGAGGAGCAAAGGGAGAATGGAAGATGGGCTTACCCAGCAGGGTCTCATGCTCACCTTCATGCAGTGCCTTCTGCCACAGGTACTGACCGGTCTGATCCTTCAGCTTGCGGATGATTCGCATGGTAGCATCATTCACCAGCCACACCGCGTTGGTGCGGTAAGGTGCATCCAGAGAGTAGAACAGATCGATCAGCTCGTCCGCAGTGATGGTGGTAGCGGAAGCAGCGGTAACACCGACCTCTGCATCATTCAGCAGACCGGTGGGCTTGCCTGCGCCGTCGCCAGTCAGGAAAGCAGCTTCCTCCTTGTTACCGATCCGGCGGGCAAATTCCTCCACGAAATACTGCTCCAGATCAAAGGCAGAGTCGTTCAGCAGTTCCTCGGAGACCTTGATCAGAGTGCCGACCTTATGGGCACCGATGTACTGCTGACCAAAGACATCATCATCCTCGGGGATGGGGCCTTCCTCCTCAATCCAGGAGGCAGTACCTCGGGTGGCTACCACGGGGATCTTGTGCTGACCGGATTCCGTGCGGAACACATGAGCCAGGTCACGGACAATGTTACGGGCAGTCAGACCCTTCACCAGTTCATTGGCAAAGGTATCAGGACACAGGTAGCCGCCCTCGGAGTCCACACCCACCTGCAGAGCATTGCGAACCTCATAGGATACACCATTTCGGTTACGTACCTGGTTCCAGAAAGCATCCTTGTAAGCATCGGCAGCACGACCAGTCTTTTCGGAAGCCGTGGGAGCGGTTTCGGGCTTGTTGGTCAGAGGCTTGCTTGTGGGAGCGTTCAGTTCCTTGTCCAGAGCCTCCTGACGTTCCAGACGGGCAATTTCCTTGCCCAGGTCGGCTACGTCCTTCTCCATCTGGGTATAGGTGGCATCATCCTCCACGGACAGCTTGCCGTCACTGTTGCGATGGGAATCCAGGAATGCCTTGGCGGCTTCCCATGCCTTGGCGCGCTTAATGCGCAGTTCGTTGATAGTCATAATGTTTACCTCCAAAAATTAATATTTCATGAGATTCAGGCGATCCATAAGTGCATCCACGGACCGCCCCATGGGTTTCGTGGGACCAGATTTAGGCAGAGGCTTGGGAACCTTTGCACGAATCTTATTGAGAATGGCATTTTCTACGGACTTGCCGGAAAATGCGTAGGCTGTGGTATCGGTGCTACGCTTGGCATCCTCCAGAATGCCGTCGGCAAAGCCCATCTCCACAGCCTTGTGGGCATTCATCCAAGTTACATTCTCCATGAGATGGGAGAGTTTGGCTCGGGAAAGCCCGGTTTTGATTTCATAGGCGTTGATGATGGATTCCTTCACCTCATCCAGCATTTCAATGGTGCGGCGCATATCCTCGTGATCACCAAACGCAAAGGTGGCCGGATTGTGGATCATCATCAGCGCGGTAGGTGCCATAAGCACCCTTGTTCCTGCCATAGCAATTACCGACGCTGCAGACGCGGCAATGCCGTCAACCTTCACAGTGATATCGCCGGGGTAATCCATGAGCATGGAATAAATCTGGCTGGCAGCAATGCAGTCCCCACCAGGGCTGTTGAGCCAGATGGTTACGGGGCCAGTGGCGCTAAATAATTCCTCCTTGAACATGGCAGGTGTTACATCATCGTCATACCAGCTGTCTTCTGCGATGGTACCGTTCAGTTCCAGAACGCGCTCAGACTCGCCGTCTGCTGTTTGGTTTTTCCACTGCCAGAACTTCTTGTTCTTCACTGGTTTCGTTCTCCTTTCCTTCCGATGTGATATTTGCAAAAGCACCCGCATGTTGTAGCGGAAGCATATTGCCATTAATGAGGTACAGATCGCCGCCTTCCTCTGCAGGAATTCGATCCAGATTCTCCAGTTCCCGGATATCGTTGGCGGACATCCAACCATTTTGGCGACCGATGGCATAGCCGTTCATCCGGCTCTGATAGTCGCCCCGCAGCAGTCCCTCCAGATTGAACTTCACAAAATACCGGTTCTTTTCGTCAAAAGACAAAAGAGAGCGTTGGATACTCTGCTCCCACCGAACCACCCAGGGGTCCAGGGTGTATTTCACGAACTCCAGAGACTGCTGCTCAATATTGGAAAAGCTCGACTTTTCCAGATCACCGACCATGTGGGGCGGCACTCGGAAAATTCGAGCAATTTCGTTGATTTGGAATTTTCGGGTTTCCAGGAACTGCGCCTGTTCCGGAGAAATGGAAATAGGTGTGTATTTCATGCCTTCTTCCAGAACAGCTACCTTGTTGGAATTGCCGCTACCGCCGAAAGCGGACTGCCAGCTTTCCCGGACTCTCTGAGGGTCCTTAATGGTACCGGGATGCTCCAGGATGCCGCCGGGAGTGGCACCGTTGGCGAAGAACTTAGCACCGTATTCCTCACAGGCGATGGCCATACCGATGGCATTCTTCGCCATGGCGATGGGACTGTATCCCACCAGGCCGTCAAAACCAAGACCGGGGATATGAAGCACATCGCTGGGCTGCAGCGTTACCGCGTATTCCTTGCTCTTGATGGCCTCGTCCGGGCCACGGTAGTAGGTGTAGTAGAGATGGCCCTGATCATCCCGATCCACACTCATTCGGTTGGGCATAAGCGGATACAAAGCAATGACCTCATTCTTACCGTTGCGGATCACCTGGGCATAGGCATTGCCCCAGAGGAGCAGATGGGTCATGAGGGTCTCCCGGAATACGAAGGAACTCATTTCCGGGTTGGGTTCGTCATGGAGCAGCCGGTACAGCGGATGGTCGATGGCTTTTTCCTTGCCGCCGTCTCCGTTATACCGATACAGATGCAGCGGTAACCCGGCTACAGCTTCTGCCAGGATGCGGACACAGGAGTAAACTGCCGTCATCTGCATGGCCGATCGTTCTGTGACGGTTTTGCCTGCGGTAGTGCCGCCCATAAAAAAGGTGTAGGCACTACCGGTAGTGCGATTTTGGGGCTTGTCTCTGGATTTGAAGAGACCGGTAAAAAGGCTCATTAGAATCCCCCCTAATTTTTAGATAAAGAAAATGCCCCGGTCATCGTAGACCGAAGCACCGATATCATTTCCACAGCGGATCGCCCGGTCAAGGGCCATGATGGTAGCAACGGCACCGTCGATCTTCTCTGTGGATTTTTCTTTGTCCGGCTTGATGTTACCGGCAGGGTCGGTGCGGATGAAGATGTTGTCCATCATCCACCGCAGTACCGGGTGTCCACCGTGGGCGATCCGCTCCTCCAGCACCAGTTTCATCAATTCCTTGGTGGGCGGAGACATATCCTTGAAGCCCTGCCCGAAGGGCACCACCGTAAAGCCCATGCCTTCCAGGTTCTGCACCATCTGCACAGCACCCCAACGGTCAAAGGCGATTTCACGGATATTGAACCGTTCACCGAGCCTTTCGATGAACCGCTCAATGTAGCCATAGTGGACTACATTGCCCTCGGTGGTTTGCAGGAATCCCTGCCGCTCCCACACATCATAGGGCACATGATCCCGGCGGACACGCAGATCCAGGTTGTCCTCCGGAATCCAGAAGTACGGCAGAATGACGTATTTGTCATCTTCATCACCGGGCGGGAATACCAACACAAATGCCGTGATGTCCGTTGTGCTGGAAAGGTCAAGGCCACCGTAACAGACCCGGCCTTCCAGATCCTCCTCGGAAACGGCCAGAGAGCATTTGTCCCACAGATGCATCGGCATCCAGCGGATCGCCTGTTTGACCCACTGGTTCAAACGAAGTTGCCGGAAGGCGTTCTCCTCACCGGGATTCTGCTTGGCAGACTCACAGGCATCTCTGACCTTATCGATGCCCACTGTGATGCCCAGAGAGGGATTGGCCTTCTTCCAGATTTTAGGATCTGTCCAATCGTCCGCTTCATCCGCGCCGTAGATCACCGGGTAAAAGGTGTGGTCAATTTTTCTGCCTTCGATGATGTCTTTTGCTTTCTGATGGATCTCGTAGCAGATGGATTTGGTATCGTTGCCCGCCGTAGTGATCAGGAAGTAAAGGGGCTGCATACGGGCATCACCGGAGCCTTTGGTCATAACATCAAACAGTTTCCGGTTCGGCTGGGTATGTAGCTCATCAAAAACAACACCATGGGTGTTGAAACCATGCTTGTTGCCGACGTCAGCGGAAAGCACCTGGTAGATACTGCCCGTTGGCTGATAAATCAGCCGTTTCTGGGAATCTAGGATTTTTACTCGTTTGGAGAGTGCCGGACACATACGAACCATATCCGCAGCCACATTGAATACGATGGATGCCTGCTGGCGATCTGCTGCACAGCCATATACCTCCGCGCGTTCTTCGCCGTCGCCGCAGGTCAAAAGCAGTGCCACCGCAGCCGCCAGTTCCGATTTGCCCTGTTTCTTAGGGATTTCGATATAGGCCGTATTGAACTGCCGGT